CTTCAACACCTTAGTTGGGTCTTTAACCCAGATAGCAGGCATTGTCTGACTCATGAATACACGGTAACCGTTGAACTGTCCAGAAGACTGGAATCCGTTAATACGACCCATATAGTCCATAGTACCATTCTGATACCACCACTTCAACTGGTTGTCCCAGCTCAACTTCAACAAGAAGATGTTGTCGTTAGTGTTGTCAGTGATATCGAAAATGATAAAGTTGTAAGAAGAAAGAGGGAAACCATCGATAATTGGGTTCTCGATGTCATTAGTGTGTACGTTATCGAACGCAGGGTTCAGTACAAACTTAACGTTAGCCAAGAACGGAATTACATAGCTAGTGTAAGCGAATCCGAAGTTCAGATCCATACCCTTACCAGTAATTGCACCAACCTCAGAAGCATTGATCACCAGACCACTGTTGATTGCTTCTTTCTTGATAGCTTCGTTAACAAGACGCATACCACCCATACCAGTTTGTACAACCAGTGAACGCTGAGGATCAGGTCCTTTGAACTCCACACGACCATTGAAGAAGTTGAAGATCTCAGACTTGAACAGGTCAAGATTGAAACTAGCTTTGTTGTAAATACGCTTGTAAGAGTTGTCAAGCTGCTTCCAAAGACCCACAGACAAACGTACATCATCTGGACCATCTTGCTTAACACGTCCACCATGTCCCCACATCAAGTAGGTTTCGATGTCAGTAGCAATCTTAGTCAAGTGAGCTGCTTCAAGAGCAGTCAAGAATGTACGTGTAAGTGTACCACTTTGCATAGCACGCTTTACAGCATCTTTACCAAATTTAGCTGCAAGACCCTCAAGATTAGGAATAGAAGGATCTGTCAGATTTTTGTCGAAGTTACGCCAGATTTCTACAACAGGTACAGAACCATCGTTCTTCAAACCGCCTTTCAACATAAGATCAGCGCGAGAAGAAACAGAGTAGTGTACGTGAGCTTCTGCACCACCTACGTAGTTGTAGAACTCACGGAAACCTGCACCATATGCTCCGATATCAGAGAAACGCTCACCGTATTCACCACGAGCAGAACCTTTACGGAAGAATTTAGTACCAGGCTTCAGATACTTTTGATCCAAATACCTTGTGTTGTCGTTGTTAACAAGTTGAACTGTGTAGATTACACCATCCGTTACAGGAAGAACATCTTCTGTAGGAACAATGTACAATTCCACACCGTTGTACTTGTCATAAGTGATGATATCACCATGTCCGAAGATACGACGGTTCAATTTGATCTTGAAGGTAGTACCATCAATACCAAGTTGAGCTTGAGAATCTTCAACATTCTCTACAATGTAGGGAAGGTCTTGAGACACAGGAACTTGCCACTTATACTCACCACGAGCGTTGTTAACGTCGATTACGTTCTTTCCACCAAAGGAAGACATCTGGTACAAAGGCATTTCTACCTTTTGTGCCATAGCCCACAGATCAACAGGACCAAGGTCCATGGGTTCTGCAGACTTCATCATGTTTACCAGGTGGTAAGAATCTACGTGTGAGCTTGCGCCCGAATAGCTGGTATCACGTAGAAATATACCATTGTTTAAAACTGGAGTTGCCATAGTAAATGTTTGTTTAGATTAATAATATTTACCTTTTAAATATGTTTGTGTTTCTCGGAATCTTACGTTGAGCAGGTTGAGGTTCTGGTTGTTCTTGTACAGAACTTGCGATCTTTCTAGACTGTTCTGTCTTTAACTGACGCACCGTGTTCTCCACTGCTTGATTTTTACCTTGCTTTACAAGGTTTTGTCTATATGAGTCTGGATCGGAAAGTAACCAAAGAGCTTCTGCAATCAGTGGGTAGTTAGGTTCTACAAACTGATACTTCTCTAAGAGGTGTCCTAAAAGATTTGTAGGACGTCCGTTTATAGAAGGATATTGAGGTTGAACTAGTCCGGTGTAAAGAGCTGCTTGGGTTTTACGATCAAGTTTAAGACCATTCACTTCAGCTGATTTTAATGCTTCATATACATTATCAACATATGCAGCTGCTGCTTCTTGTTGTTGTGCTCGCATTTCTTCTTGTTGTGCAAGTTGTTGTTGTACAACACTTTCCTGCATAGCATCCAACTTCGGTTTAAACTTCAACGCTTGCTGCTCAAGCTTTCCTAAGTCTTTCCACGTAGAAATCTCTTCTGAAATCTCTTCATCGTTTCCAAACCCGGTAGCACGTAAGTAGCTTCGTACAATAAACTCTTGATCATTAGGATCTTGAGGATTCATCTCACGAAACTCTTCCACTTGAGCAAGAGCTTGGAAAAGACCTTTAAGATCTTGACCACCATCCGCTACATATTTTGCAGCGTATTGCAACTCTTCCGGTAGACTCTCAAAGAACTGTTTGGGTGTTTCTTGTCTCACCTTTTTTTCCCTTTCTTGGAAGTTTGCTTCTAGCAACTCTTTCCAATCTTTTACGGAGTAGTCCTCCATCGGTTTCTCATCTTCAAAGGGAACGATAAGACCCTCTTCGATCAATTTGCTAAAGGTTTCAACCATTGCTGACTTATCCAGTTTTGGTCTACCACCTTGTTTTTGATCATCTTCGACATCAGCTTCAGGTTTTAAGATGTCATCCAATGTTTCACGTGAAACACTTTCTTCTTTGTTTTCCTGTTCTTTATTTTCAGACTCTTCCGTTTTTCCTTCTTCCTGCTCTTCTTCTTTACCAGGATCTAAAAAACTCAGATCCATCTGAGGTTTAGCAAAAACACTAGGTTTTTTTTCTGGAGTGGGAGCTGAAGCAGGAGCATCTGGTGTTACAACACTTGATGCATCTGGAGCACCTGAAAAAAGACTGTCAATGTCAAGATCTATTTGCTGCACATTTGTCTGTGCAGCAGCACTTTGTGTACTCATGTTGGTTGTTTTTAGTCTACAATAGAATATACGGAATTATATCCGTAAATCTTAAAAATGTAGACCTGGTTTTTGAATTTTACGTAGTATACAGCTATAAATCTAGCTGTACACTACATAAATATTCTTAGATAAGAGTAAGGTTCAGCTTTTCAGCTGCCCATACAAAAGCTGCTTCATTGATAGTACCAGAGGAAGACTCATCCCAATCAAGATATTCTTGTCCAGTCATAACAAGGTTTCCTTGTGCCACTTGAACAACGTTTATAAAAGGTGGTGGTACTGGACCAGGAGGAGGAGGTGTGGGACCTTCACCAGTAGTAGTGGTAGTAGTTGGAATAGGTGTTTCCACTAACAAAGCATACCAAAACTGTGCTGTGTCCTTCAAATTGTCATTAGTAATATACAAGTTGAGACGGTTAGCTTCCATTTCTACACCGTTAAACCATACTTGTACAGGTTCAATTGCTCTCATGTTTTTTTGTTTTTATAAAGGGTGATTAATATATTTTATTTAAGGTGAACAGGTCACTGTATATAGTATTATTTGTACTAGCAGCTCCCCATTGAACTGTCACATCTAACGTATTACTAACTGTTGTATTGAATGTTGTATTGTTGATAGCATTGAAAGAGAATCCTTCCACTGTACCATTCACTGTTTTAGCATAGTTGAATGTACCTAAAGAACATATTGATGCTACTCCAGCACCACCAAGCTGTCTGATAGTGAAGTTAATAGATAGAGACCAAACGTTATTACTTACGTTATTGATTGTCTGTAATCCACTATCTACTAGTATTATAGACCCTGCCTTCACTCTAATTCTGATGGTCTGGTTATTACCAGTGCTCACCACGCCTCCAAAATCTCCTCTAAAGGCATCTCCCACAGCAAATCCATTAGCTGGTACAGTGAGTGTACCTACACCGCTATTAATAAGCGTGCTTTCTACTGTTGTATTGGTAACAGGTGTGCTATTACCAGTTTGAGAAAATAGTCCATATACTAACGGAAGAGGTGGAACAAATGTGTCACCTTTTGGTATAGTGAAGTTGAATATAGCATTTGTTGATGTTCCAACATTTACAACAGAAGCAGGTGTATTTGGAGCTCCTGTTACTGTAGACCCCACTGTAATTGTAGCAGCTGTTCCTGGAACTCCTTGAACGCCTTGAATACCTTGGATTCCTTGTACCCCTTGTATTCCTTGTGGTCCAGGAGGTCCTTGTAAATCACCTACATCTTCCCATGCATTTGCAGCAGTGTTCCATACATATAAAGAGCCATCGGATTCTATAATCCATGCTGTACCAACAGCACCAGGACTTCCACCAGCTCCTGCTAAAAAACTAGCAAGATCAGGGTATGATCCTAACACTGTAAGAGCAGCTCCTGTTTCTCCTTGTATTCCTTGTTCACCTTGAATGCCCTGGGGTCCTTGAGGACCAGCAGGACCTTGAGGTCCTACAGTGCCGTTTTTAATAAGATCTTGTATCTGACAGCAAAGCGACTTTACCTGTTTCACCAACCAGTCTATCGTACCGTACAATCCTAAATTATTCATATCTTAATGTTTTTACTTTTTCTTCTTGGGTTCTTTCACATCATATTTGTTCTTATTAACACGTGCTATTTCTAGTTCTTTATCTGCTATACGCTCTCTTGAATTTAACTCTTGTTGTTTAAGACCAAACTCTTCTCTAGTAATGTTCATACGATTCACTTCTTTCTCACGCTCAAGTCCCATGCGATCGCGATATTCTTCCTGTTTACGAATTTGCTCTAATGCATCACGATAGTCAGACTGCTCATTCTTGTTAAGATCCACCATAGATCCATATCCTGCAGAACGAATCTCAGTTTCAATAATACGAGCTTGTCTATCTTTTTCATTCTCTTGAGCTTCAAACTGCATCTTCATCATTTGCTCTTGCTGACGAGCTTGCAACATTTGTTCTTGCATTGCTTGTTCTTGTTGAGCTTGTTGCTGACGCATTATGTTTTGTTTGTCTTCAGCAGTCTTAAGTACACGAGAAAGCTCAGCAATAGAATCACTCTTAATGATGTTTCCAAGATCGTAGATGGACGCACCAGCAGTGTTATTAGTGAGAGCCAACTGTTTGAGTTGTTCAAGTACAAAACGATGGTTGCTTCTAGTAGTAGCAAACACATTAAGATCACGTAAAAGAAGTTCTGTACCATTGATTTGGAAGTTAACCTTATCTTCTGCACTAGTGAGATATTGCAGACGAAGAGAAGGTTGTTTAGACTGATAGTATTGAGCAAGATCTGTACGCATTTGATGTACACGAGGCATTAGATAATCTGAATGCTGTGTAAAATACTGCTCTGTTTGAGCATAGGATGCTGCTACAGATTGCTGCACTCCAGTGGCAGTTTCTTGCGACAAAGGCGTACCCATACGCTGCGCAGAAATACCGATGGATTCAAACGCTTGCATCTTAAAATAGTTTGCAAGGTTAATCCTAGAAAGCAAACGCTGTGTTTGCTCCAGATTCAGCACTTGATAGTGTTGGAAGTTAAGAGCATTCTCAGTGTTAGTGATAGATGTATCTAACGCTAACATCTGGAAGTTCTTCATAGCAACGTAAGCCTTTGCCAGATTATTTCGTCCCCAGTCTTCTCCCATAGAGTGACGAGGTAGAGCATTCTGGTCTAAAAGGATTACAGTTCCCAACTCATCGACTAGTATATCTGCAATCTGATTATTAACTATATTATATCCAATCTGGTAGGGTTTCATAAGATCTACCAGGGATACTGATCGCGTATTGCGATCTGAGAACACAGCTCCTTCTACAGGTAGTTTACAACCGTATAAAGAAGCATCACCTTTAAACTGGAATGGAAGTTTTCTAACATTTAGATAGATGGGAGTAAATCCTGTAGGGTTGTTCATACCCCAGAATGTAGGACGGTTAGGTCCAATCTTCACACCACCCCAAACTTCATTAATCCATATCCACTCTACGTGCTCACCAAAGATTAAGTTTTCTTTAGTTTTCTTAGTACTTAAGCGTGTATTATAGATGGGTTTTTCTACAATCTGGAATGTTTCATCTACAATGTCTTGAATGATCTCTCCTTCCTCTGTAATCTTTGTAAGATGACCCACCTTACGCTGACTCTTCCAATAAATAGTAGCAACACGAAGCATAAAGTTTGGACCATAATCAAAGAAGTCCTCACCCTCTGCTAAAATCCACTGTACAATATCTCCATTAAAAGGCATATTCTCATACGTAGAGAGATACTGACGCATTGCTAAAGATGGTCCTTCTACGTTCCAAGAATGAGATCTGCTAGGATCATAAAAAGCTCCATCATTTTGTAGACCATGTAAAGGAAGACCCGCTCCACGAATAGGATAGATGGCTTCCAAAGTTTCCATCTGTTGCTGTGTCATTAAGTATCCATACTTATCAATAACATCAGCAACTGTTAAGATGTCAAATCTTCCTACCCAATTACCCTGAGACACATAACGCGCATCAGGGCTTTTGTGGTAGAATGTTAATAAAGGATTCCAAAGCTCCAATTCATAATCATCTTCCATCATACGGAAATGCCAGAACTCACGGTCTGTAATGAGCATATCACGGAACGCCATGTTTTCAAGTTCAAACATTTTAAAGCGTTCCTCATCTACATGCGTTTGGTGCATTGCCCATTCTTCAACCATAGATCGATAATCCTTTTTAAAGAATCCTTCGATTTCCGGAAGTGATTTAAGATTGTCAGGGTTAAGTGCTTGTTGCGCTTCTTCTGAGTTAGGATCTGCTCCCATCTCAATCATACGCACCATCATTTTCTGTTGAGCTTCTGCAAGCAAAGCGTTCTCAATCATCATACGCTTTTGCTCTAACATCTCATTATAAGAGAAGTCATCAACAGCCCTAAACATAATCTTTGAGGATCTTTTTGTAAACTCACCCACCATCAAATTAATAACGTTCGGAATGATGGGATAGAACTTTAGTTCTAAAGCTGACTGATCCTCTTTTGTTAGAGTTTCAATAATATCTGAATACTCATTATCTTCTTCTACAATATAGTCTGTACGATCAATAATACCTTTAGCAAGCTTATAGTTTTTAAGTAGACGACGAGAGTTACGACGAACCTGCTTAATACCCTGCCACTCTAACCAGTCCATATTACTAGCTCTCCACTGCTCATTCTTAGCAGACATGGGCAGAAACTGAATAGGCTGGGTAAGTGTACCCAGTTTATTATATTCAGCTTTTTTACCTGATTTAAGGTCTAACGCATTTAATATCTGCATGATTATGAGTTACTTATGGAGTATTCTGACACTCCTGTATTTGAAGAATAAGTGTAAACACTTGGTATTGTAACGGTGGTTTCAAACACGTACATCACTTTAAGTTTTTAAAGGGCGAACGGGGTTTAGACATACCAGAACTTCTTGATCCTGAACCTCCCATATGTCTAAAAGGGTTCAATTTTAATTTATAACTTTTTTCTGACTTTTCCAAATCTGAGTTAGCTTCTACACGCTTATGTACCCCTCTATTTGACTCCTGCACTTTTGCAAACGCTACAAGTGCACAGAATGCTACTAAACGGTCTACGTTTAAACCTTCATGGTATGCTTGCATTTCCTTTAAAAGCATCCCATCTGGTATACGCTCAACACCATATGTCACCTTGTTCACTTCACCTTTTTCATTAACTTCCTCATCTATTTCTTCTGTAAGGTATTGAATACCATAGGATAATAGATGTTGGCGGAATAATGTACCGGTGTTTTTCCATCCATATGTTTGGTATACGGTGGCATTAGATCCTAAATCTTTAAGGAATAATATCTGATCTTTTGGTACAAGGTAGCGCTGTTTCTTTCTAGATATCATATACTGGATGAACAACGAGATGTTATTTTCCACCACAGTCCAAGCATTATACCATTCAATTATTAGCTCTAGTCTTTCGTGGGTTTTATTAATGTCATCAAATCTACCACACCAACTAGCTACAATCTTATCGTGCTCTACGTATGTTTTACGATCTCCGTATCCATCATCCTTTGTTACCTCCACCCTTGTCTTATAAACAAAAATACTACAAAGCGAATCTGATGTAGTAGTTTTACCTTCCCCTACAGGGTCAATAGAAGCATAATACATTCCAAACCCTGGATTAGAGACAGGTTTTTCCCAAACTACAATACATCCTTCTTTATCTTCAGCTGTCTTTGAAATAGGAAACTCAGATATAGGAAGC